CCGATCTAGTGATTACTTGGTCAGATGCAAGCTGCTGAGTCTGAATACTTAAAGCGAGTCAGTGACCCATTACCTTATTATCAGCAAAACCCAGAAGCTCAAGGGCTGCTTAACGTATCACCAGAGCTAGACTTAATAGATATGGCTACTGGCGGCGGTAAAATGGCTATGGCAGGCGCAATAAAGAACGCAGCTAAGAGTAAGATTAAAGGCTATCATGGTTCGCCACACTCATTTGATAATTTTGACTTCTCACATATGGGCAGTGGAGAGGGGGCGCAAGCGTTTGGTTGGGGTGGTTATCTTGGTGGTTTAGAAGATACCGCTATTGGCTATAGAGATGCTTTAAGTCAAGGAAATAAGGTTGTATCTATTGATGGTGTTAGGGGAGCGGCACCAACAGACATAGAGTCTTGGATTTTATCCCAAGGCGGTGATGCAAAGAAAGCATACAGTAAGCTATCAACAAGCTCAGCCGCAAAAGAAAAGAGTGATAATTTATTAACTGCATCAAAATCTGATGAATTAGGTATGGGCTTTTCGGAATACGATATGGCCTTAATGGATTATAATGAATTCCAAAAGAAGCTTAGTGAGATTAAATCCTTAGAAGGTAAGAGTATAAAGCTTGAGCCGTCTGGTAATATGTATGAAGTTGAGTTTGACGCAGTTAGCGATGACTTACTTGACTGGGACGCTCCCATTAGTAGTCAAAGCCAGAAAGTGAAAGACGCTTTTTATAAGTTCTCTGACTCAAAAAGAGGCAAAAAGACTGCAAAATCTTTAGGGTATGATAGTTTAAGGGAATCTGTAGGTAAGTATGGTGAGCTAGAAGGTTCAGATATATATGAGCTTATTTATGAGGGGATGCCATCAAATGATGACTACGGCTTATCTCAGAAGCGCGTTAGTGATTACTTAAATAAAAATGGCGTGAAAGGGGTTAAGTATGCTGATGGCGGTTCAAGAAACACAGATTGGCAGTTAAGCACCCCTGACACGACAGTTTCGGGCAAGTGGATGGTTAAGGATGCAAACCAGCCAAACTCAAAAGGTCTGCAATATGATGATGAAATTGAAGCTAAAAATGCTTTAAATCAGCGTGGAAATACAAGTAATTATGTTGTATTTGATGAAAGACTTATGAATATAGCTAAAAAGTATTCAGCGGCTGTACCCATATCTGCTGGCTTATTGTCAGGTATTAGCAACTCGAAGGAAGAAAAAAAGACAGGCTTGCTTGACGCTGGCCCTATTTAACAGTGATACCTATGACTAGATACTTTAGGGTATAATGGCCCATAACTTAAAGGAACCATAATGGCTATTTCAACATTCACAGAGTTAAAGGCATCTATTGCCAACTTCTTGAACCGTGACGATCTGACGGCTACGATACCTGACTTTATATCTTTGGCTGAGTCTTCTATCAATAACGAGATACGGCACTGGCGCATGGAGACACGCGCAGAGACAACGCTAGATAGTCAATTTACTGGCATCCCTAGTGATTGGTTATCGACCATACGCTTTCATTTGGTGACTGATGGCACTAGCAGCCTTAACTTTATGTCGCTGGCTACAATACAATCAGCTAGGTCAGCTAGGAATGACTCTACGGGTACGCCAACTAACTACAGCTTGAACAGTTCACAGTTTGAGTTAATGCCAACTCCAGATGGTGCGTATAGTGCAATACTAATGTACTACGCAAAGATACCAACGCTAAGTGACTCTAATGAAACCAATTGGCTGTTAACCCATCACCCAGACATCTACCTGTATGGCGCACTGTTACACTCTGCTCCGTACTTGAAAGAAGATGAACGCGCTCAGACTTGGGCCGCTTTGTATACTGCTGCTGTAACGCGTGTTAATAACGCAAGTAGCAAATCAACAACTAGTGGCTCTGGCCTTAGATTAAAAATAGGAAGTTATTAATATGGCATTTACTACATACTTACGCAACAAGGTGCTTGATGATGTTTTAGGCACAACCGCATTTACTGCACCTACCACGGTTTATATTGGACTATATACGTCTGCTACTGGCGCTGCTGGTGGTGGTACTGAGGTATCAGGTAATGGTTACACTCGCAAGGCTATGGCATTTGATGCCGCTAGCGCTGGCGCAAGTGATAATACTTCAGCGGTAGAGTTTGATACAGCGACAGGTAGTTGGGGAACGATTACCCATACAGCGGTATTAGACGCTGCTACTAGCGGGAATATGCTAATGGAGAATGCCCTTACTGCAAGCAAGGCTATTGCAAGCGGTGATGTATTTCGTTTCCAAGCTGGTGAGTTTGACGTTACTCTTACCTAATGGCTAACGGTTACGGTGCAGCTAATTACGGTGTAAACATCTATGGGCAAGCTGCCTATGTAGATGCGATTGCTACTATAAATGCTGCCTCTGCTGTCATCGCTGATGGTGAGCGTGTAGGTCAGGGCATTGCGGCTATTGCTGCGGTATCTACGGTTACGGCTAGCGGGCAGGCTCTTATCAATGCTAGTGCGGCAATTAATGCTGCAAGCACTGTAGTAGCTGCTGGTCAGTTAGTACGGGCTACCTCTGCTCAGATCAATGCGGTATCTACAACGACAGCTACAGGCGCTTATGTGGTGTCTGCAAGCGTATTGATTGCCATTACATCAAGTGCTACAGCTAACGGTACTATTAAAGCGGGTGGTTCTGCTGTGATTAGTGAAGTATCAGGCATGACGGCAACAGGGCGTTATAAGTACGATCCATTGCCAGTAGATCCTGCTTCATGGGATGATTTGGCTGTAGACTCTGCGGTATGGGCAGCAAAGGCAGTTGATAGCGCGACTTGGACTAATTTATAGTATAATGCAAACAGATTAACAATAGGATTATTGCAATGGCAGATACAACTACAACTAACTATGGCTTAACTAAGCCAGAAGTAGGTGCTTCAGAAGACACATGGGGTACTAAAGTTAATACCGACATGGACTTGATCGATACTCAGATGAAGGCTTCTGCTGACGCTGTAGCTGCTACGGTCATTGTGGCTAACGCTGCTTTACCGAAAGCTGGCGGCCCACTAACGGGCGTTATAGCTAACTTCACCTCCACAGGCATTGATGATAACGCTACGAGTACAGCGATTACGATTGATTCTAGTGAGAACGTGTTGGTGGGTAAGACTTCCGCTGACTCTGGCGCTGTTGGTTTTCAAGTGTTATCCAGCGGGAAGATTGCCGCTACAGCATCAGGTGCGGAATCTGCTAGATTTGTAAGAAATGGCAGTGATGGTGAGATTGTTAGGCTAGTCAAAGACGGCACAAGCGTTGGTAGTATTGGTACTTTTGCGGGCTATCCGTACTTATCAAGCCCGCAGAACTCATCTGCACTGCTTTTAACTACTAAACTTCTTCCTGCCTTAGAAGATGGTGCTATAAGCGATGGCGTGATGGATCTTGGTGCAGCAAATAGGCGCTTCAAAGACGCTTACATATCAGGCGGTGTCTACTTAGGCGGCACAGGATCTGCTAATAAGCTAGATGATTATGAAGAGGGTACTTGGACTCCTGTGTTAGTAGGGGCAACCTCTCCCGTGTATGCTTCTGAAACCGTAGGGACATACACTAAAACAGGTAATATAGTTACTTGTACTGGGGTAGTTACTCTTACGTCTATGACTCAGAATAATGGGCAATGTCGTATAGGTGGGCTTCCTTTTACAAGCTATAACGCAACTAATGTAGGCTATACACCAATATCTATATTCCCTGAAACAGCTATTAGTTATTTAAATGATGGTGTAGTAGGGATAACTATAAAGGGAACAACCTATGTGGCGCTTTACTCTCCCCAGTCTGGAACTGGTACAAACACACTACTTATGACGTATGCGCATATGGGAGATAACGCAAGAGTAAGAATTAATCTTACTTACCAAGTTCAGTAACATAACCCATACGTCTAGCAGAGCTAGGCACAGACAGGAATAAATAACATGCTAGAAAAAGTAATTAGTGAAGACAAGATCGAAATTGTTGGCGAGTTTAAGTCAATCCAAGTACGCACTTGCACTAAAGTCCTAGAGGACGGCGTAGAGCTATCCGCTGGCTTCCACAGACACGTTGTAAGCGCAGGTGATGACTACAGCAACGAGAGTGCAGAGGTGCAAGCTATCTGTTCAGCAGTTCACACAGACGCTGTAGTAGCAGCTAAGGCAGCACATGACGCAGCAGCATTAGAACAGGGAGTGTAGACAATGACTAAGTTGCAGAAATCGTCCATTTCTCGGAAGTTGAGCAACCTGAGACTTTAGAGGAAGGCCAGCAATCGCGTGAGACTACAGCACAGGTCATAGGTACACGCTCGGTTCCTGATATGCAGGCTATTGACCAAAGCAAATTGGTTCCACTATTAACAGCAACCATCCAAGAGCTAATTGCTCGTATTGAAGTATTAGAAGCAGGAGAATAACATGCCAGTAGTCAAAGGTAAGAAGTACCCATATACAGCAGCAGGCAAGAAAGCCGCAGCTAAAGCTAAGAAGACTAAAAAGTAATGTACGGCGTGGTGATAGCTATTATGCTGGCGGGTGCTAACGGTACTCAGCCTGCGCTTCCAATTTTGGTAGCTAGCTTTGCCACGCTAAACGATTGCAGAATGGAACTTGTAGAGGTGAGTAAGTTGCCTGATTACGAGTTAGTTGTTAGCCCGCTTCTTGGCTATTCAGTATCTAAAGAAGTTGACGGAGACACTACCATTGCTTTCTGCGTAAAGAACATAGTCAGTATTTAATGTGCTTGGCCCACTAGAGCTATATCCAGTTCATATATTGCCAGAGCTAGCGCCTGAAGGTCAGAGGATGCTAGTGGAGCCACAGACGTATAAAGTGCAAGTAGAGTACCTAGTAGTTCAGCAATTAAGAGAGCCTTATGCTATGCCGCAGGAATACACAAAGAGGTTATGGATATGCTAGCTGAACTTGCTATTGCGAATGCTGCCTTTGCCGTGATTAAGCAAACGCTAATGAATGGAAAGGAGATTTCTGACGCTGGTAAGGCTGTTGGCGATTACTTTACCTCTGAGAAGGAAATACAAATTCAGGCTGCTAATGGTTCAGGTGATAATTTACTAGAGGCATTTCAAGCTAAGAAGCAGTTAGAGAAGCAAGAAGCAGAGCTAAAGTTTTTATTAAACAAAGGCAGTCTGCTTGGGTACCATGAGTTTCAGCAGTTTAAGGCCCAGTTCAGTCGTGATAGAAAAGAAGCTGAAAAAGTGGCATTAAGAAAAAAAGCAGCAGATGCCAAAGCGTTTGAAGAGAATTTAACCCTAGCCGTCAGAGTTTTTGGTATACTAACGGTCATCATAGCATCGCTGTTTGGTGTTGCAATTTACCTGAGATAGTTGATATGGAACATCGCCCGTTAACAAATGCAGAAAAAGACGAGATTGCAGAATTGGCAGCAACAAAAGCATACGAACGTTTTTATTTAGCAGTAGGCAAAAGCGTTACTAAAAAGATTCTATGGGTACTTGGCGCTGGCTGCGCGTCAATTTGGTTCTTTATTGAGAATGGCGTACCGAAATGACTGTAAATAAAAACACACAATAGAGGTAGTCATGGCACTTATACCCTTAGACTTTCCAGCAGGCGTATACAGAAACGGAACTGATCTGCAATCAAAAGGCAGATGGCGTGATTCCAACCTTGTGCGTTGGTTTGATAATACGTTACGGCCTATTGGTGGCTGGCGTACTCGAAGTGATACAGCTAGTGATGCTCAAGTGCGCGGCTTACATTCTTGGATTGATAACGACTCAGACCGTTGGATTGCAGCAGGCAGTTATAACAAGCTTTACATTTACAGCGGTGCAGGCATTCGCTATGACATTACGCCAACAGGTTTAACAGCGGGCAATGAAGATGCGTTACAGCCAATAGGTTACGGCAATTCATTCTATGGTCAGGAATACTACGGGATAGCCCGACAGGAAGTCACGACCATTACACCAGCGACAACTTGGGCAATGGACTCATGGGGTGAATACCTTGTGGCATGTTCTAGCTCAGATGGTAAGATTTACGAATGGCAATTAAACACAAGCACAATAGCTGCTCCAGTTACTAATGCGCCAGTAGGATGTAGATCTATCCTAGTGACTGAGGAGCGGTTCTTAATGGCTCTAGGTGCTGGTGGCAATCCACGCTTAGTGCAATGGTCAGATCGTGAAGATAACACTGTATGGACACCAGCGGCGACTAACGAAGCGGGTAGCTTAGAGCTACAGACAAGTGGACGCATTAGGTGTGGCGTAAAAGTTCAAAACCAATCATTAATATTGACTGATACAGACGCTCATGTGGCGACTTACTCAGGCCCACCATACGTCTACGGCATTGAACGTGTCGGAACATCATGTGGTATTATCTCTACTAACGCAGTTGCTGTAGTTGATAGGGGTGCAGTATGGATGGGTAGCCGATCATTCTACACTTACACTGGCGGTGCTGTAGCAGAGGTTAATTGTGAAGTAGCTGATTATGTTTTCTCTGACATTAACCACAGCCAAGCCAGTAAAGTAGCGGCAGTATCTAACGCTAACTTTGGGGAGATTTGGTGGTTCTATCCGTCAGGCAACTCTAACGAGAATGACCGCTATGTAGTGTTTAACTACAACGATAACACATGGGCTATTGGTGTAATGGCGCGTACTGCTGGCGTTGACGCTGGGGTGTATCGTTTACCTATCATAGTCTCTGCTTTGAATAAGAAGTTGTACGAGCATGAGATTGGATTCAACTATGATGGTGGTGAGCCATTTGCTGAATCAGGCCCAATATCAATTGGCAGTGGCGATAACGTCATGTCAGTTACCCAAATGATACCAGACGAAAAGACTCAAGGTGATGTGGACGCAACTTTTAAAACTAGATTCTATCCCAACGATGTGGAAAGAACATACGGCCCATACAATATGTCTAACCCCACTAGCTTACGCTTTACTGGTAGACAGGTCAGAATGCGCATTGAAGGCGTTAATGCTGATGATTGGCGTGTTGGTATTAATAGATTGGAAGTCAAGCAAGGCGGTAGACGTTGAGCATACTAGACCAGCCACCAAGGATACTTAACGGCAACTGGCCCCAGTGGGCGCAGCGTA